TAACCTTCTCATTTCATCATAAAAGTGATCATCGCTTTCTCCCTTATCGCGAGCCCTTTTTGCAGCCATTGCTTTACTTGTGTAATCGCGATGATACTGTTTCTCTTCCATATCTGTTTTTCTCTTTTGTTGTCTCCGTATTTGCGGTCCTATTTCTTTACAGTTTCTATTTGAATTCTGTGGAGAAGGATTTTCACAGAAAATCATTTTCCTGTTCTTCGCTATAAAGTACCTCTCACAATTTGCACATTTTTTTAGGAAATTCCCCGTCTTTCTCATCCGGCAATATTCAAATTCCAAGACCTGTATAGGCATTTTTATATTAAAAGTCGTCCATTCTCTGACTTCATATTCTTCTGTTTTTTTCACTCTCCGATTACTGCATTTTTTTCCCAAAACCGGATACATCCTGTCAGCATCTTTTTTTATCAATGCAACCATTTCCTCAGATAAAGGATCTTCAATATTGCTATTCACATTTGCTAATGAGTCCACTCCAAACCAAAAAATCCCCATACATTCGCTAAATTTTTGATAGCATTTCATTAAAAAATCTCCTACACAGTTACACTCAATTACAGCTCTTTCATCCTCCAGTATCATCTTTATTATCTCCGAATAACAGCTTCTGAAGATTTCCGTTGCAACAGGTAAATCTTCACACTCAACAGTACCATACAGCCACCTGAGCGCATTTGTAACACTCTCAACATTTAAAGAAGTTGTATAATCTGGAAAACTATGAATCATATTTTTTAACTTTTCAATCAATAAATATCTAGTTTCCTCTTTAGCCATTTCTAACAGCATATTTCCAGCATGATAACATATTTTTCTTCCATCAGAAAATAATATAGTGTTTATATGATTATTCTCGTAATGTACATCTATGCCGTGTCCAATCAAAGGATCACCTTCTTTCCATTAAGTTTGCAACAGATCTTTTGCTTGAAATAATTGTATCAGGATTTTTCAATTATAACAATAATTCTGGTCTTCATATGTTATGCATTGATAACTCCCACTTTTTCCCATCATCTCTTGTAATTTTCGCGAATATATATATGAAAATAAGCCTGCCATCATCCGCAGATTTCTCCACAGACAACAGCAGGCTTCCTACTATCTCATCAACTCATTCACTTTTCTCTGCACTGCTCCATAATCATATCCCGCAGCCTGCAGTTTCTTCTTCCTATCCTCACCATTTCCCCACTTTCCGGCAATAACTTCCTTTGCCACAGCTTCCACACTCTTTTTCCCACTGCCTTTCACCAGCTCATTCACCTTCGCCTGCACTGCCGGATAATCATACCCTGCAGCCTGCAGTCTCTTCTTTCTGTCCTCGCCGTTCCCCCATTTTCCGGTAAGCACTTCCTTCGCCACAGCTTCCACACTCTTCTTTCCTGTACCAGGATTCCCGCCATTTCCGTTCACAGCCTTCTCATACTGCGGAGCCGCATATCCGCGGATATATCCCCATCCCAGGGGGATCACCCTTCTGTCAACCTTTTCACCCCGGTTACCTTCAATAGCAGTAATCATTCCGCCGGAAACGTTCTCCACAAAACCAATATGATCACTGTATCCGTCATTCGGCTGTGCTGCCTTATCCCAGTTACAGACAATCACATACCCCGGC